GCTGAGCGATTTACTGCAAAGAGTTAGTAGGCTTGAAAGGCCCGTCTCGCGCTAAAAACTTCGTGCGCCCTCTTCACAAGCGCGAAGCTCAGATCAATCTGTTCTTCTTGCCGGAGATCAGATCCATCAAATCGGCTTTCGAGATTCTATGTCCGCGATCGGTAATGTGTATATAGCCATCGGGAATATCATCGAGGATCGCCTTGTCGACTTTCAGACCGTTGCTGGCCAAGAGGTGAGCGAGCACATATTTCGCGTCAAGGGCGAGCGCGCGAAAGCTGTCCCATTCTTCGGCCAAAGGCGCTTTTCTGAGTTCCTCGATCGCTTCCATGTCGCGGCCCAGCCTGCGCAAATTCTCCGCGATTTTTTTAGCAACTCTTGTCTGGCATCGACAATCCGATCCAATCGCGCGCAGTGTGTCGATGGCCTCCTCATGCCGGCTTTCGGCGGAAAGTGCGGTCGCGCGCCAGTGCTCGATTTGACTTCGTTCGTCCGGATCGCGGCCAGGGGAGGCGGTATCCAGAGCGGTATGCAGTGCCTTCCAGTCGCGTTGGCGGTAGAGATTGCTGCAATGATCATCGATGTTCATCATAATGCCCGTTCAAACCGCATTTCCGCCACACGCCGCGCTGACGAAGCCTCGCGCGCAATTTTCGATATCATTATAGCCGCCCGTCAATCCTAACGGCGGATTTGGGAGGCCGAGCAGGTTCTCACAACGCTCTCGCGCCAATGCCCACTCTTCTGCGCAGTTCTCAGCCAAGTCTATCAGGTCATGACGATCGAGGCCAATGTCGCCCTCGTCGTCGCTGAGTCGTTTCGTCTTTCCGCCACAGCCGCACGGAGTCCGCGCCGGGCCGTAGCCCACCGCCTCGCGCTGTTCATCGAGCGTGAGGAAAGCCGCCTTGCCGACGCGCTCCCATTCGCTTGCGCGCTCGCCTGCCAATGCTTCAAGACGGTCGGCGTTATAGTCGAAACGAAAGGCGCCGAACCCCGGCTGCAGCCAGGCCTGAAAGCTCTTCTGCACGCGCGCGACGAGCGGCAGAATGGTCTGGCGCCAGAAGGCGCGATTGGCCTCGGCATAATTGCTGAAGGTGTTGTCGCCGGGCAGGCCCAGCAGCAGCGGCGGCACGCCGAAGGCGAGCGCGATCTCGCGCGCGGCGCCGGCTTTCGACTCGGTAAAATCCATGTCCTTTGGCGAGAGCGAGAGCGCCTTCCAGTCGAGGCCGCCTTCGAGCAGCAGCGGCCGGCCGGCGTTGGTCGCGCCGGAAAAATTCTCCTCCAGCTCTTCCTTTAAGCGCGAGAACTGCTCGTCGGTGAGATGCGCGCCTTCCGGCCCCGCATAGACGAGGGCGCCGGACGGCCGCGCGGAATTGTCCAGGAGCGCCTTGTTCCAAAAACTCGCGGCGTTATGCGTGTCGAGCGCCACTTGCGCGGCGGCGAGCGGCGGAAAGCCGTAATAATCATCGAGCGGGTTGAAGAATTTGATGTGCAGGATCGGCTCGATCCCTTCGCCGCGCATCTCGTAGCGCGCTTCCTGCCCGAGCGCGCGATAGATGAAGGCGGCGGGCCAGCCGTTGCGTCCCGCCTCAATGCTCATGCGGTCGGGCCGCAGCGCGTAAAGCTCGCGAAGCTCCTCGTCGATCAGAACCGATTCGATATAGGCGTTGCCGTAAAGCAGCAGATTGGCGCAGATCGCCTCGATGAAGGAGGCGCTGGTGTCGAGCGGATTGGGGCGCTCGATGAGAGAGAGAAGCGGATGGTCGATCGCCTCGTCACGGCCCTCATAGACGAGCCAGGGAACGGAGGCGGCGGCTTCCGCCACCATGCGCACGCAGCGATGACAGACGGCGTTGCGCTCGTAGCCTTCGCGCGTCAGCACCGTCGAATTGCGCGCGCTCCAATGCGGCTGTCCGAGCGCATGCATGGCGAGAAGCTTCGCCGCGCGCGAATATTTGGTTTCGCGCGCCGGCGCGACCGCGCCGATGAGACGCGAGAAGAGAGAGGGCATCGAATGTCCTTTGAAAGGAATGCGTCTCGCGGCGCGCAAAACCCCAGGCCCCTCACCGTACCTCTCCCCGCAAGCGGGGAGAGGGGGCGTCAGGCGTTGCGCGAAAAATCACGCGATTGCTCGGTCGCTGAGGCGTCGCGTCGTCATCCCTTCTCCCCGCTTGCGGGGAGAAGTGAGATGAGGGGCCGGGGGTCTTACCCGAGTGAAACGAGGCGGCGAAGCCGCTCACACCCGCCGCATGCGCGGCTCGGGCGCCTTCGGCGTCAGCGCCAAAGCCGTGATCGCCCAAACCAGCGCGTCGAGCCGATCGGGACTTCGCCCGGACGAAAGTCCGTCGGCGGCGAAATCGCACATTTCATCGCGCGACTCCTTCGCCTTTGATATTGCTAGGTTTTTGTTTTACGGTTTTTCGATGTTTTACAGTTCTGTTCGCCGGCTGTTCGTTGCAGCGTCAGCAGCGCAGCCTTGCCGCTCGTCTTCCGATCCGCGAAGCGGCAGTATCTTTCGATTGTCGCGAGGCTCATCCCCACGATGTCGCCTATCTGTCCTGTCGAGAGGCCGGCAAGCCGTAGGCGAATGACCGCCGTGCAACGAAGGCCGTGCAACGTGACGCCGGCGAGTTCAGGGATATTGTCGCGCTGTTCCGCAAAGTCCTTTGAAAATTGCTTGCGGGAATAGCGTCGCCCATTGGCGCGTCCGCCTTCCTGCAAGAGGAACGGGCCAGGGCGCTTCTCCCATGTCGCCATTTCCGCCGCGAGTTCTGGCAGGATAGGGCACCAAACATCGCGTTTGCGCTTTTGCGTGGTGAGGTTGAAGCCGCCGTCGTCTATATGAGTCGGGCCAAGCCGCACGGCGTCGCTGCCCCGCATCCCTGTATACATGTAGAGGATCACGCCGCGTCGAATGACGCCCGTTAGCTTCGTCCGCGCCGCTTCGATCTGCTCAGGCGTCCAAGGCTTATGTCCGCCGTCCGTCGCGTAAGGCTTAACGCCCTCTGTGAGGCTGTGCTCGATATGATCGCGCACTCGCGCCCATGTCGATAGAGCGCGCATCGCGGCGAGGAAATTGTTTGCTTTGCCCGGCGTCGCCGCGAGGCCGTCCATGACGGTTTGCGCATGGACCGGCCGAAGCCCCTTCGCCCGCAAGTTCCCCCACGCCTTGCGCGCGATGCGAAGCGAGCGTTCGTATTGATCGATCGTGCCCGCCGTGATTGTTCCGGCGGTTTTAATGTGTTCGAGATAGCCATCGAGCATGTCGCCGAAGGTATCGGCCGTGACCTCGCCGACGATTCCTTGCGCCTGTCGAACCGCGTTCCAAAATTCAGGCGTTTGAGGATCGGGCGGCAAAGGGATGCGCGGGCCGGCATGATCGGTGCCCCGGCCGGCCTGAAAATAGAAATACTCGCGGCCGCGCGCGATGACGCGATGCACGCCCTTCGGCAAATTGACGGTGGATTTATTGCGCGGCTGTCGCATTACGCGCCCCCGCCATGAAGGGATCGGCTTCAGATGCCGCTACATCGCCAGCAGAAAGCGAGCGCAGCGCCATTTGCACGGCCGCCCAATCGAAACGAGCGCAGCCGGCGGAAAGCTTGATCGGCTTCGGCAAGACACCGCGCCGGACCATTTCCCAGACGGTCGTTTCGCTAACGTCCAACTCGCGCGCGAGGGATGCGCAGGAGAGGTAAGATGACGGGCGAAGATCGCTCACTGTGCGGTCTCCTCCGCGCGTGATTGCATGTTTCTGGCGTGTCGCGCTCGTCATGAGGCACTGCCACTGCGAGTTGATGCGTCTTGTTCGAGTGTTTGTCTGACCTTCCCGATAATATCTTCGATGATTAGGCCCGCAGCGACAACGATATGCGTCGTGCCCAAAACCGGAAGTAAGCGATCTTGGTCTCGCGCGATGTTCGTCGGCTGACCTTCAACAAAAACGAATTCAGCTCCGCGGCGAAATGCATGCTGGAAGCTGATTTTCCCCTTGTTGACGATCACGATTGCAACGTAATGATCGAGCGGCGCCAACAACGGGTGAGGACGTTTTGTTCCCTTCGCGAGATCAGAAAGCGCAGCGTCGATATAAAAATCGAATAGCGCGACCACCTCGTCGCAAACTTCGCTTGCGAGCGAGGGCGCCATGCCAATTTCGACGAGGTCAACCATCGTCGATACGCGGATCATATCAACGGTGGAGAAGAGCCACCGGCCGAGTCGGTGCTTCTTTCCGATTTCTACGACGCCGCGACCGAGCCAATTCCGGAAAGTGAATTTGTCGACGCCAGTGAAATCGATCACTTCGTCCGTTGTAAACGCGTGATCGCGACATGTGCCCTTCAGGCTCTTGATCGTCGTCTCGTCCAGCATCATTCAAATGAATAATAAAAAGTCTCCTGACTGTCAACGCGAATTCGCCAGCCGGCGGAAGAGCCGGGCTGATCTCGTTCCTTTTAGGGCCGATGGCATAGACGCGTGAAGCGCGGCGCAGAAAGTCGGTAATTCGTAACCCATCACCGTAATTCCCGTAATTCCGTGATGGAACTCGCGGCCGAGCTGTGCGTTAGCGTTCCGGTGGATTAGGTATTCGCATTTCCATTCGAAAGCCGTTGAGGGGGATGGCCATGAAAAACTGTTTGTGGCGGGCAGGGGTTGGCGCCGTGACAGGGGCGTTATCGCTCGTCGTAGCAACATCAGTTTCCGCTCAAGTAAACTGCGGTGCCGCCCGTAGCCCTGCTATGTATAGGTGGTGCCTTCAACAACAACAGAAAATCTACGAGCAGGAGGCGGAAGCTTACAACGACATCGCGCGTCAGCAGTACTTGGAGCATCAAAGAATAGGTCAAGGGCTTCAATACTATGGTCAGATGAGAGGTTATGGGAGCCCCGACGGTACGATAGCTCGCTGGGGTGCGAAGGCGTGGAATGCTCCTAGATATTATTACAATTACCGGTATGGGGAGCCAACAGAATGAGGAGTGGCCCAGTTAACAATAGGGGTGGATGGTTAGGGCAAGTCGTGTGATGTCCTGTGGGCAGAGGAGAGATGCGAATGCATATACGGAAGACATTGACCTTCGCCACTATCGCGCTGTTCCCGGCGTTTGCCTCCACGGCTGACACGCTTCCCAACACACCCGAATGCGAGGAATATGCAAACTATGCCAGCACCGCCGGTGCAATGGACACGCTCGGTCCGCTGACCGAACTTTACAATGTTTGCATGAACTCCGCTTACAAGAGCCCGGAAGTCAAACAATATGAATGTGCTCCCGGAACCTATATCTCGTATTACAATGGGGAGCCGCGCTGCGTGCTCAGCTACGACGAGTGACGCTTCTACTTAACTTACGGTGATGGGGTTTCGACAACGACCACCCCTGGCACGATGATGCCGCGCGGGGTGCCGTCCACCCCATCACCGTATTTCGGTAATTCTGATGCTTGCCATCGTTAATATGGACAATCCTTACTATCCTTACTGTATTGAATCCAGACAAATGTATAATAAACTACGCCATTAATGGTCTTGCTCGGCTCGTTTAATTTGGGTATAACATTTTTATGAGCGCGTCAATATTGGTTAAACCTAAAAAGCGCGGCAGACCTGCCACGGGTAAAGACCCGCTGCTCGCCTTCCGCGCGCCACCAGAGCTGACCGAGAGAATTGACGCCTGGGCAGCCAAGCAAAAAGACGCGCCTTCACGATCGGAGGCCATCCGGCGATTACTCGAAAAGGCGTTCGGCAAGGCGCGGACGTGAGCCTGAAGGCGGACCGTTCATCGGATCGCCATTTCGATCCTTATGAGTTCGTTCTCCACATAAGGCGCAGGCCACGCCGCCTGCACGATGCGCACGCGGCCGTTGCTCAAGATGAGCTTGTCGCTCTTGATCGGGATGCGCGGATCGCCAGCCGTCGTCGACGCAATTACTGCGGCGCTCGGCCATTGCGCGGCGTTTATCTCAGTCGTCGAGATAATGGCCCTGGAGTCGCCGGCCTGTAGCCCATTGCCGCCGGTGAGCTCCGCCGGCCGGTAATCCGTGATGAACGCGCGCAGCGCGACCTTGCGCGTCACGCCGCTGATGATGCGTTGAAGCTCGCATAGCTCGCCATATTGCGAAAGCATGCTGTCGAGAGAAGCGCGAGCGGATTCGGGCGTCATTCTTGCCAGTCCAGTCGGCGGAAGGCGCCAGCGACGGCCGCAGGATCAAGGCCCGCTTCCTTCGCTTGAGCGAGCGCCTGAACAAGCGTTGAAAAGGCCCGCGCAGCGCCGCCCGAGTCGAATGCTTGCGTCGGCCGCATGACGTCGATTGAGACACGCCCGCCTAGCTTCGCGCTGGCCTCTTCGGCAACAAGCTCGCCAATGGGTTGCAGCGTCCATTGTGCGAGATGACGCTGCGCTTCGCGCACGAGAGGCCCCTGAGCCGCCCCGTCGAAGATGGCCGGCAACACGCCAAAAGCGCCGCAGATCGCATTACGGCTCGCTTCCATCGTCTCCAGAGACATGGATTGCTGTAGGTTTGGCGTCACGTCTTGAGGCCTCCAGTCGCTCGCCGGCGCCGGCCCGCCGGCCGCCGAGACGTTGACAGACTCGCGCAAGAGCACGCGCCCGCGCCGCCCTCGGAAGCCACGCCCGAGCGTCTCAAGGTCAACGTCGCGGCTTTCAGGGAACGGAACGATTTGCGACCCGAGCGGCGCGTTCTCGAATACGTCTGCGAGCGCGCTTTCGACGGCTTGTAAAAGTCCAGCGGTGAGCGCTGCACGCCTTAGCGGGGCGACGCCCAACCACGGCGCCGCAGGATCGGATCCTATGCGGACATGAAGCACTTCGGCGGCCAGCGCGGTCTGCGTTGTCCCGCCGCCGGCCTCCGATATCGAGACGCGATAAGCAGTCGGAACGCCGTCGCGCGTGCGCAAATCCCAATCGCTACAGGAAACGAGTCCGTTCTCGCGAATGAGAAAGACCGCCTCGCCGCGCAACGCCAAAGCGCGTGCGACGAGCGCCATGCTTCGCCGGTCGAGTAGATCGGTTCCCGATACGTCAGCGATCGCGAAGGCGTTCTCCCACAAGCCGATGCAACTCTGCGCGGTTGCCGTCAGCTCGCCGATGCCGGAACGTCCGCTGATATAGCTTTCGCGCGCCGCCATGATTTCGGATGTGAAGCCGCTCGCCGCTGTGCGCTTTTCCACTTTTTTCCAGGGCCATCGCCAAGCCATCATGCCGCCCTCCTATAAGGTCGCAGCAAGTCGCCAGCGCCGCTCCGTTCCATCGCCTTCGCAACCGCTCCGGCGTCATATGTCACCGAACCGATGCCCTCAGTTGCATCTTGCCGCACGCCCGGACTTGCATTGGTCGCGACCGCCGCGAAATATTCAGCAAGCCGGCGATATGCTTCTTCAATTGCGGCAGGCACATTGCCGCCGCCGACACTCGCCATGAAGCGATAGGGACCGGTCGCGGGCAAAATGAAGCCGCCGAGTGGAGACGCCGCGAGATAGGCGGTTTCCCAAACACCGGCGCGCGACCAAACCTCCGTCGTGGAGATTGTCGCCGGCGTGAGCGGCGGGAGCCATTCGCCGCAGCCCTCGACTGTCCATGTGACGTTCCGTGCCGTGTAGCGGCTCGCAATATAGGATTCGATACGCTGCCAGACGACATCGGCGTCGAGCGCCATGGCCTCCGTCGAGAGGCCAGGCGGCGCTGCGGGATAGGACGGCGGAGCCGCCTCTTCTTGTCTGAGCGTCGTCGCCATTATGCCCTCCAGCGTTCAAGTGCGCGCCGCAGTCCGGCGTCTGGCGCGTCGTAGCTTCGCCGCGACCTGGCCTCGACGACCGTGTTCGAATAAGCCGGCCAGGCGCTCACAATCGAAATTTCATGCAGGTCGACGGCGCGAAGTTCGCGCCGGTCGCCAGTCCATTTTTCGTCTACGGCGCGAAAGCCAAACGACGCGCCACCAAGGTCGGAGCGCTCGGCGAGCGCGAGCACGTCGCGCGCTGTTTGTGTGTCGGGAAGATCAATCGCGAAAGCGAGGCCGCGCGCATCTTCCGACAAGCGCAGCGTCCCGCTTTTCGTGCGCCCGAGCAGGCGCGACGCGTCATGATCGACGAGCGCAAGAATGTCGCGCCCGCTCGCAAGCGACTCCGCGAAGGCGCCGGCGCGAATCGTCTCGACGAAGTCGTTTATCTTCGTGTCGACGCTGAAGACGGCGGCATAGCCCTCGAGACGGCGGGGATTGCTCCCCGCCGCCCGAAGCTCAAGAGAGAAGGCGCGGCGTTCCATTACTGAATGCCCGTGAGAATTTCGAGCTGCGCCGGGCGCGAGACGGTCACGTCCATCGTCGCCAGCGCCGTAAGCCGCAGGCCACCGCTTTGAGCGTCGCTATAAGGGTCGCGAATCATGTCGATTGCGCCCCAAGTCGCGACGAAGATCGGCGGCACGCCATTAACGGTCGTCGTGAGCAGCGCCTTCGAAGTCACAGGCGGACCGCCGGCAGGAGCGGCAAGAGCATTCGGCGAAGTGACGATGTTGCCCGCCGGAATGTTTTTCACCATGCGGTCCCATTCGGAGACGGCCGTATTCGTGATGAGCGTGCCGTCAAGTGCATCCCAGACTTCCGGGCGGATAAGCAGCCGCACGGCCGCAGGCGATCCAGCCGCGCTCGCGATAATGAACCGCTTCACGGCCGCACGGAACGCCGCCCAGGACGCCGCCGCGCTAACCGCAGTCGAAGTAATGCCGTAGGAGCCGACGAGCACGCCAGCGGGCTCGCCGGACGCGCCAGCGCCGAGGAAAACCGCTTTGTCTAAAGCAATGCCGATCGCGCCATTCATGTCGCGGCGAACCGCTTGCTCCAATGCATCGCCGGTTTGTTTCATCGACTTGCGCGTCAGCTTCATCTGAATGCCGAGCGTGTTCGCAGGCGACAAAGGCTTGTCTGTCGTCGCATAAGCCGTCGGCCCGCCGACATTGCCCGTCTCAGTCGCCGCCCAGGACGCCGATACAGCGCTTGTCGTCACGGGATATTCGACATCGCCAGAATCGATATTGATCATACTGGCGCCCATGCGC